TGGCCGCCGCGCCGATCTTGGGCATGTCTCTCACCTGGTTATCGACGAATGCCACCGCGCCGCAGCTTCCGGCTACCTCGATATCGTCAGGGACATTCGTCGGATCAATCCCGACGTAAAGATCCTCGGACTGTCGGCAACGCCTAGTCGCGGTGATGGCCGGTCGCTCCGCCAGACCTTCGACAACATCGGCTATCAGCTAAAAATCGGCACGCTGATTGCACGCGGCATTCTTGTCCCGCCCAGGACCTACACCATGGATCTGGGCGTGAACGACGAGCTCGCCGGGATCAATTCCATGGCCGGTGACTTCGACATGCGCCAGGCTGACAAGGTGCTGAACCGGTCAGTGCTCAATGACGCAGTGGTGCAGCACTGGCGCGAGAAGGCCGGTGACCGGCGCAGCATCTTCTTCTGCTCGACGGTTGATCATGCTGACGCCGTGGCGGCCGCCTTCCGCTCGGCTGGAATCACTGCTGAGACCATCTCGGCCGAGATGGCCGGTGCCGACCGCTCCGATCTCATTGCCCGGTTTGATCGCGGCGAAGTGCAGGTCCTGACGAACTGCATGGTGCTTACCGAAGGGTTCGACAGCCAGCCGGTCGGGTGCATCGGCATCCTGCGTCCCATGCTGCACAAGGGAACGTTCATTCAGGCCATCGGGCGCGGGCTGCGCAAGGTCGACCCGCAGCGTTATCCCGGCATCATCAAAACCGACTGCGTCATTCTCGACTTTGCCGGTGCGGCGATCCGTCATGGCTGCCTCGAACAGGAAATCTCGCTGGACGACGATACCAGTGAGCCGGGCGACGCCCCCTACAAGACCTGCCCGGACTGTCAGGCGGAAATCCCGCTGGGCGCAGGGGAATGTCCGTTCTGCGGGCATGTCTTCGCCCGCGAAGTCGGGGAGAAGCGCCTCCTGACCGACTTCGATCTGCTCGAAATCGATCTGCTCAACCAGTCTCCGTTTCAGTGGTGTGATATCTGCGGCGACGGGGAGTCGCTGATCGCGAGCGGCTTCGATGCCTGGGCCGGCGTATTCCATGACGGCACCCTCTGGCATGCGCTGGGCGGGCCGAAAGCCGGTGCGCCGCGCAAGATCGCGATCGGAACTCGCGTTCAGGCCCTGGCCGAAGCAGATGATTTTCTGCGCTCTGCTGAAAGCAGTCTGGCAGCCGCCAAGAGTCGTCGTTGGCTGAAGGAACCTGCTTCGGCAAAGCAACTCGGCTGCCTGCGCCGGGCCGGGATCGAGGTGTCGCCGATGGACTTCGGCTATTCCAAATATGACGCCAACTGCCAGCTCAAGTTCCACTGGAACCGTGATGCCATCATTCGGCTGGTATCCGGTGGGCAAGCAAGGATCGCCGCATGAACGGAGGAAACGGCATCTGTCCTTCCACGATGACAGCCGAGGCTCGCATCGCCGAGTTGGGCAGGATCGTCGCCGCGGGCGTGCTGCGCCTGCGCGAACAGTCCAGTCCTTTATCTGCCGCCAGCGGAGATAGTTCACTCGCTATCCTGCCCGCCAAGAGCGTCAGTCGTCCCCGGGCAAAGGCCCGGAATGGAGGACGATGATGCAAGGACATGGCGACGCTCAGGTGCTGGCCAGGTTGGCTGGGCTGAAGGGGATGAAGATCGGTGAATTGAAAGTCGAATGGCAGGCTCTGATGGGGTCGCCACCGCCGAACAACAGCCGCCAGTTTCTCGAACAGCGAATAGCTTACCGCATCCAGGAACTGACTTGGGGTGGGCCCGCCAGGCCGGTCAGGCAGCTGCTCGACGCGCTGGCAGACGAGGTCGAGGGCAAGAAAGTCCGGAAGTCCGTGATCAGCGACCCGCGCAACCCGGTGATCGGCACCCGGCTGGTGCGCGAGTGGGATGGCACCGAACATGTCATCACCGTGCTGAAAGACGGGTTCGACTGGCAGGGCCGCAAATACAAATCCCTGTCGGCGATCGCGCGCACCATCACCGGCACCCAGTGGAACGGCTACCGCTTCTTTGGCCTGCGGGAACGGAAGGACGCAGCATGACCGACATCACGCCCCGGCGGCGCCTGCGCTGCGCCGTCTATACCCGCAAATCCAGCGAGGAAGGGTTGGACATGGAGTTCAACAGCCTCGACGCCCAGCGTGAGTCCTGCGAGGCCTATGTCGCCAGCCAGCGTGCCGAAGGCTGGGTCTGCATGCGCGAACGCTACGATGACGGTGGGTTCTCGGGCGGCACCCTTGATCGACCGGGGCTCAAGGCCCTTCTGGAAGATGTCGAGGCCGGTCTTGTCGACGTCATCGTCGTCTACAAGATTGACCGCCTGTCGCGCTCGCTGATGGACTTTGCGAGGCTGGTCGAGGCCTTCGACCGGAACAATGTGACGTTCGTGTCCGTGACGCAGGCGTTCAACACCACGACCTCGATGGGGCGGCTGACGCTCAACATCCTGCTGTCGTTTGCCCAGTTCGAGCGCGAAGTTACCGGCGAGCGCATCCGCGACAAGTTCGCTGCCAGCCGCGCCAAGGGCATGTGGATGGGCGGATTCGTGCCGATGGGTTACGATGTGGTCGATCGCAAGCTGGTGATCAACGAGGCCGAGGCTGCCACGGTCCGGCATATGTTCCAGCGGTTTGTCGAGCTAGGATCTGCGACGCTGCTGACCCGCGAGCTGGTGGCAAAGGGCACCCTCAACAAGCGCGGCAAGCCGATTGACAAGGGGTTCCTCTACAAGCTGTTCCGCAACCGGCTCTATCTGGGCGAAGCGGTCCACAAGGGCACCAGCTACCCCGGCGAGCATCAGGCCATCATTGACCAGCCGCTGTGGGATGCGGTCCATGCCATCCTGCAGGAAAGCCCCCGCCAGCGGGCTGCCAACACCCGCACCCAGACCCCGGCGATGCTGAAGGGGCTGATCTTCACGGATCGCGGTATCGCCATGACGCCGACCGTCACCAAGAAGGGCAGCCGGCATTACCGCTACTACACCTCTATGGACGCGATCCGGAACCGGGCGTGCGAAGGGCGGGACAGCTTTGTCCGGCTCAATGCCGGCATGGTGGAAACCGCCGTGGTCCAGCACATCCGGTCACTGCTGCGCACGCCGGAAATCGCGGCGCGGGCGGTGGAGACAGCGCGTCGCTCGGATCCGGACATGGACGAGCAGGATGTGGTCACCGCGCTGGCGGGGTTCGATGGCCTCTGGGAATCGCTGTTTCCGGCTGAACAGGCCCGCATTGCCCGGCTGCTGATCGAGCGGGTCACGGTCAGCGCCGACGGCCTTGCGGTCGACCTGCGCACCGAGGGCCTCGGATCTGTCATCCGCGAAATGGTCACCCCGAAACAGGAGCTGGCAGCATGAGCGCACCCACCACCATGCGGGTGTTCATCCCGCTGACCATCCGCAAGCGCAACGGGCGGCCAAAGATCGTGCCGCCGGTCGATCTGGTGCCCGACACCGGCGGCGTGGACCCGCATGTGCTGAAGGCAATCGCCAAGGCGTGGTGCTGGCGGCGGAAGTTGGAATCCGGCGCGGCGGCTACCCTCGCGGACATCGCCACGGAAGAGAATGTGACCCCCGCCTATGCCGGCAGGATGCTGAAACTGGCCTATTTGGCGCCGCCCGTGCTGGAGAAACTACTGATTGCGCGAGTCCCGCCAGCGGTGTCGGTGAAGGAGCTGGCAGCAGCAGCCGAGTTGCCCTGGGTGGAGCAGAGCGGCGCCGTCTTCGGCAAGTGACAGATCGGTATTGATTGACGAATCGGTGCTACAATGTTCATGATGTGTTCTCATTTAGATTTTGGAACACAAACCGGTGCTGCGCCTTCCCGATTCTCCGTTAAAACTCGAATTGCCGCTGTTCAGCACCAACGTGCCGGCAGGATTCCCGAGCCCGGCGGATGATCACATCGAGGGCAAGCTCGACCTCAACGAGCATCTCGTGCGCAGGCCTGCGGCCACGTTCTTTGTGCGCGCATCTGGGGAATCCATGCGAGATGCCGGGATCTTCGATGGCGATCTGCTGATCATCGACCGAGGCGTTACCCCGCAGCCAGACGACATCGTGATTGCCATTCTGCAAGGCGACCTCACCGTCAAACGGCTGAAAAAGGTCGGCGGGCAGTGGCATCTAGCAGCTGAAAACCCCGCATATCCATCCCTGCCGCTCGTTGAAGGCGACTGCGAAGTCTGGGGCGTCGTGACCCATAGTGTCCGGCGCCACTGTGGCCGCTGATGGCCACCTTCGCGCTGGTCGACTGCAACAACTTCTACGCATCCTGTGAACGGCTGTTCCAGCCCCGCCTGCGGGGACGACCGGTCGTGGTCCTGTCCAATAACGACGGCTGCGTCATAGCCAGGTCCAATGAAGCTAAGGCTCTGGGCGTCGCCATGGGCGCGCCCATGTTCAAGATCCGCAAGCTGGTCGAGGAGCATGACATTGCCGTCTGCTCATCCAACTATGCGCTTTACGGCGATATCTCCGAACGGGTGATGAGTGTGCTGGGTTCGAGCGCGCCCGCCCACGAAGTCTACAGCATCGATGAATGCTTCCTCGACCTCGACCGATTGGGCGTGCCGGATCTCACCGACTGGTGCCGGCACCTGCGGGAACAGACCCTTCAATGGACGGGCATTCCCGTATCCGTCGGCGTAGGGCCGACCAAGACTCTGTCGAAGCTGGCTAACCGCCTGGCCAAGAAGTCAGCCAAGGCGGGCGGCGTGCTCGACCTCGCGCATCACCCGCACTGGATCGACGCAGCGTTGCGCAAGACGCCGGTTGGCGACGTCTGG